GCTGGCCACGGCCAGCCGGTCGGGGCCGGGCTGGCTTTCGCCCCATTGGGCGGCCGACGCCTGCGGGTCGAAGTCCAACAGGACGGGTTCAAGGCCGGCGGCGGCGGCGACCCCGGCCAGGTTAACGGCGAGCATCGTTTTTCCGACCCCGCCCTTTTGACATGCGATAGCAACGGTTTTCATGGGTTCCCTCAAAGGCGCAACGGCGCAAGGCCGCGATTACGCTTTTACGCGAACCCGCGCACAAGGGAAGCCGCAAACGCGGCCTTGCGGGGTTTCGCGGTGACGCAAACGACGCGCTTTCCTCGAAAGCCATAGCCGCGCCGGCCGCCGTCGCGGGCGGTGGTCGAGGGGGCCAGTTCAACGCGCCTTGAGACTTCGCCAGGGCCGCGAAAGCGGCCCGAAGCGGCGAAGACCGTCTAAATCTTCGGTTCTGCACTAGGGGTTAGAGAAGAAACCCGGTTTCGCCATGCTTCGACAATATCGCGCTCTGTTAGCCGCTTGGCGGGGTCAAACAGCGAGCGGCCCCAAGGATCGCGGGCGGCCTCGCGAAGCAAGGCGTTCAAGGCGACGGGGTCGAGGGGCGCGCGGGCCAGGGCGGCGGCCTGGCGGTCATAGTCGGCCTTGACCGCGTCGCGGGCCAGCTGGCGGGCCGTCTCGTCGTCGGGGATCGGCGAAGGCTTGACGCCTGCGGCCCGCAAGAGGCCGTCGACCACGTCAGCGACCGCGCCGGCCAGGCGATAGACGTTTGACGTTTGGCGAACCTGCGGGCCCTTGCCGCCGGCCGTGGGGGCTTCGACAAAGCGCCTTTCCCATTCGATCACGCCCCATGCGCGAAGGGCGGCCAGCGTGGTTCGCACCGCTGACGGCGAGCGGCGCGAGCGGGCGGCGAGTTCGGCATAGGACGGGAACGCCTCGCCCATGGCCAGGAAGCCGGCGAGCGTGCCCGCGATCTTGAGGCCGACATAGCCTAGGGCCCCGGTGCGCTTGCCCGGCGCCCTCGACGCCGCGTCGCGGGCGGCCAGGGCCCGCACAAGCGGCCCGACGTCGTCGCGGCGGAACGGCCGGGCGGCCGACCATGCGGCCTCAAACGTGAAAGCTTGCCATGACCACGGCCGACATTGGGCCGACGTCCCGCCGGGAAGATCGCAGAGCCCCCGCGCGTCCCGCCCTGGCCGGTTATAGGCTTGCCGCTGATTTCGCGGGGTCATCTGAAACGAGACAAAAGCCCCGTTGGTAATCGTCGTCATGTCGCGCCCCTTTTGGGACGCGAAAAGCTCAACAGGAATCAAGGCGCACGCGCGCAATCGCTTGTGGCGATGGCGTCGGCCATATACAAAGGGAGGTGCAACCCGGCCCTTTGTATATGGCTTCGGTGGGGAAACCTACCGCATCCAAACCTTACGGATCGCAAGGCTTAGAGATTAAGAAAGTTTCCGCCCCGTTTCTTTCGCGTGTCCCTAAGACCTCCAATCAAGCGGCTCGCCTGTTTCCAGCAGGCGGGCCGTTTCGCTTTTCGCGCTATTGCTTCCAAGTCTTCGGCAACCTTGTCCCGCTCGCTTGACGCGTGCAAGACCTCGCGACGATGATTCGCGAAAGCGGCCCCGACTAGGCGAATCACCATGACGCGCCCGGCTCAGTATTTACCCGACTTGGCCGCAGGATCGACCCCGCAATAACCCCGACTAAGTCGCGGGGTCGACATAGGGAATCGACCTTACGCCGCCCAATGTCGAAAACGGGCTAAGATCGGCCCATGCCGCCGCGCCCTAAACAGTTTCGCCCGGCCTTCCAACGCACCCGCGCGGCGGTCAATTTCGCGGCCGACGCGGCGCGCGGAACCTCGACCCAAAGGGGCTATGACGCGGCATGGCGACGCCTGCGCAAGGCGCACCTGATAGCGAACCCCTTGTGTGTGTTTCATCTGGCCGTGGGCGAGACCGTGGCGGCCACGGTGGGCGACCATATCGTCAGTATCCGCGACGCCCCCGAGCGACGCCTAGACCCCTCTAATCTGCAATCATTGTGCAAGTCGTGTCACGACCGCTTGCGCCAGCGCGAGCAAGCCGCCGAACGCATGGGCCAGGGGGTCGGGGCCGCCTTGTTCGGCCAGGGCCTAGGGGCGCCAGAGACAAGCAAACGGCGGCCGGCGTGGTTCCGCAAGACCTTCGTTCCGGTCACGGTGGTTTGCGGCCCGCCAGCTGCGGGGAAGTCAACCTATGTCGCCCGCCAGGCGGGCCCGCGTGACCTGGTGATAGACTTCGACCGCATCGCCGTTGAGCTATTCGGCGCACCGCCGGCCGCCCGCGTCGTGGGCTTGACGGCCGATCAGGTGGGCGACGTGCTGCGGGCCCGTAACGACCGCCTCGCTGACCTCATGTGGCGCAAAGCCTTGGGCCGCTGGCCCCATGCTTGGCTCATCGTGGCCGAACCCGACGCGAAGGCCCGCGCCTGGTGGGCCGACACCTTGGGCGCCGAAGTCGTGGTAGTCGAGGCGACCCCGGAACAATGCCTTGCGCGTGCGCGCGAGGCGGCGCAACGTGGCGACGAGCGCGGCGACGATATCGAGTCGCGCATCATTCGATGGTTCGCCGCCTATCAGCCCCGCGAGTCTGACACCATCGTTCAATGAACATCGTTCGACCATGCCACCCCGAAAGGGGGGCGGTCGGAAAAGTCTGGAATCCAAACGCAGGAAACCGGCGCTCTCATAGAATAAACTTTCGGGCAAAATTCATTTCGGTTTTTGAAGCGTGGCCGTGCGGCGGCGGTTTCGCGCTTGACCATTTCCGCGCTCGCGCGTTTTAGTGCGATGGGGGGAGCGCGTGACGCCGCGCTAACGCAGCTGCGCAAAGGATTTCCCCCCATGCCTGACAACGGTGGAAAAGGCGGCCGGCGTCGCAAGCCCCTGGCCTTGCATGTCATCCAAGGCACGCACCGGCCCGACCGTCAGGGCGAGTTAGACTCGCTTCCGCCGGTAGATTCGAACCTTCCCGAGCCGCCCGCGATCCTGTCGGCCAGGGCGTCGGAAATCTTCAATTCGCTTACGTCGGTTCTTGTGGGGATGGGCCTTGCGAGCGCGACCCATGGCACGATGCAATCCCTCCTGGCTATGCGCCTGGAAGAGTGCGAACGCCTGCAAGCGGTCATTGAAGACTTGGGATATACATATCAGGCCCTCAACCCCGCAACCGGCCAGTATCAGCCAAAGGCCAGGCCCGAAGCCGCCTTGCGAAACGTCGCCTTTCGTCATGCGCAAAGCCTTCTAGCAGAGTTCGGCCTATCGCCCGCCGCCCTGTCCAAGGTGACGGCGGCCAAGGCCCCGCAGCGTAACGAGTTCGCCGATTTCGCGTAAGGGCCAGCTTGGGCGCATGACATGGCCGACGCCGTCGCCCCCCGCGATTATGCCAAGATCGCCGCCGGCTACGCCAAGACGGTCGACGCCGGCAAGCTCCCCGCCTGCAAATGGCTTCGCCTGGCGGTCAAGCGCCACCTAGGCGACCTGGCCAAGGCCAAGGCCAAGGGCTTTCCGTTCGTCTTCGACGTCGACAAGGGGGCCAGGGTTTGCCGGTTCCTAGAACGCCTGTCGCACGTCAAAGGCATGTGGGCGGCGCGGGGCGAACGCCTGCACCTTGAGCCGTGGCAAGTCTGGCTCACCATGTGCATTTTCGGCTGGACCTGGCGCGAGTCCGGCCTTCGCCGTTTCCGCAGAGTATTCCTTTTGATCCCGAGGAAAAACGGCAAGTCACTACTTGCCGCGGGATGGGGCCTTTACATGCTTTGCGCAGATAAAGAGGCCGGGGCCGAAGTCTATAGCGGGGCCTCTACTGAAAAACAGGCGTGGGAAGTCTTTAGGCCCATGCGTCAAATGACCCTGAAAAACCCGCAGCTTATGGCGTTTTTTGGAATCGAGGCGAACGCCAAACACTTGCATATCACCGCCAACGGATCGCGGGCCGAACCCATCATAGGCAACCCCGGCGACGGCGCGTCGCCAAGCTGCGCAATTCACGACGAGTACCACGAACACGAAACCGACGCGCAGGTTGACGCCATGCTAACCGGCATGGGGGCCCGCGAGCAGCCCTTGCAGATCATTGTGACCACGGCCGGCGCCAACATCGCCGGGCCCTGCTACGCCGCGCAGCTGGACGCGCAAGCGGTCCTAGAGGCCGTCACCGAGAATGACGAGCTTTTCGCCTGCATCTGGACAATCGACCCCGGCGACAAATGGAACGACCCCGCCGCCCTGGCCAAGGCGAACCCGAATTTCGACATATCGGTTAGCCGCCAATTCCTGTTGGCGCGGCTGGCCGACGCCCTGACGTCGCCGCGCAAGGCCGGCATTTTCCAAACCAAACACCTAAACGTTTGGGTTCAAAGCCGGGCCCCTTTCTTCGACGCCCTCAAGTGGCGCCAGCTGGCCAGGCCGGGCCTATCCCTGGCCGACTTCAAGGCCCGGCCCGCCGTCATCACGCTTGACCTTGCGTCTAAAATCGACGTCGCGGCTATGTGTATAATGTTGCGCACCACGCCCGAAGAGTTCGCCAAGACCGGCAAACGTTTCATTTGCTTTATGCGCTACTATCTCCCCGAGGATACAGTTGACGAGCCGCAAAACGAGCTATACCGAAATTTTGAATCGGCCGGCGCGCTAACGGTTACTGACGGCGGGATAATAGATATCGGCCTTATCCGTGACGATATCGAAGACTTGGCCGGGTTCCTCGACGTCGAGCAAGTCGGCATCGACCCATGGCACGCACAACAGCTAGTGGTCGAGCTTGAGGCCGAAGGGCTACCCGTTGTGGAATACCGCCAAACGGTCTTGACCATGTCGGCCCCGATGAAAGAGCTAGACGCGCTGATAAGAACGGGTCTTATAGAACACGAAGGCGACCCTTGTACTTTGTGGATGCTGTCTAACGTTGTGGCCAAGGTCGACGCGAAGGATAATGTTTACCCTCGCAAAGAAAGACCCGAAAACAAAATAGACGGACCCGTTGCCGAAATCATGGCGGTGGGTCTTCTAACCAACGGGTCAGGTCCAACGAAGTCAGTCTATGAGGAACGGGGACTCCTCGAAATCGAGGCGTGATCTATGGCCAAGGTTCGCCGCGTTGGCGGCGCCCTGCGAGCCGCCCCCGTCTATCCGCCGCTCACCGACGAGAGCTTGCGGAAATCGGGGGTCGGGCTTCTCAGCGACCCGAACCATTGGGCCGCCGTTCGCGCGGTCGGCGGCCGAACCTTGGCCGGCGTTCCCGTCACCGAGCATAGCGCCCTGACGTTGCCGGCGGTGTTCGCCGCCATTCGCATCATCGCTAACAGCATGGCGCAGGTTCCCTTGCTGCTAATGCGCAAGACCCTCAACCCCGCAACGGGCCGCCTCGACCGCGCGCCAGCTGTCGACCATCGGCTTTACGATATCGTCAGCCGCCGGCCCAATGAGCGGCTTACGTCGCACCGCTGGCGCCAAAACTGGTTTTCGCACGGCGTCGGATGGGGCAACGGCTACACCGAAATCGAGCGCAACGGCCGGGGCGAAGCCCTGGCCCTGTGGCCGCTCTTGCCGGATCGCACCGCCCCCGAGCTAGACGCCGGGGATTTGTTTTATCGAACGCGGGTCGAGGGCAAGGTTTACCGCCTGCCCGGCGAAGACGTCTTGCACCTGATGGGGATGGGCTGGGATACATACCTAGGGTATTCGCCTATCGCCCTGGCCCGCCAGGCAATCGGCCTTGGCCTGGCCGCCGAAAGCTTCGGCGCATCGTTCTTTCGAAACGACGCCCGAAGCGGCGGTTTCATCATGCACCCCGGCAAGCTGACGGGCCAGGCCAAGACCCGAGTCGCCGACGACGTCACGAACCAAGGCGGGCCCGACAACGCCCATAAAGTCAAAGTCTTGGAAGAGGGAATGAAGTTCGTTGCGACGACGATTCCCCCCGAAGACGCGCAATTTCTAGGGACTCAAGAGTTCACGATTGCGCAAGTCGCGCGAATGTACGGCGTCCCGCTTTTCCTCCTGCACTCCCATGAAAAGGCGACCTCTTGGGGGTCGGGCCTGGAAGAAATGGGAAACAGCTTTGTGACCTATACGCTTGCCGAATGGGCGTTTGGCGCGGAACAGGAAATGGAAGCCAAGCTTTTGACCGAGGCGGAACGCGCCGCCGGCTACTATTTCAAGTTCAATTTCAACGGTTTCTTGCGCGGCAACATCACCGCCCGCGCCGCCTTCTACAAAGCCGGCCTCAATGACGGATGGCTAGACCCCGACGAGGTGCGCGAAAAGGAAGACCTCAACGCGCGGGGCGGCGATAGCAGCAAGACCCGGATTCCCTTGAACGTGCGGCTTGAAGGCGAGGCGGCCCCGAGCGCGGCCCCCGCCAACGATGACGTGGGCGAAGACCCCGCGCCGCCCGACTTCCCCGAACACGACGACGAGGAGGCCGACCAATGAACGGCGAAGCCTTGCGCGCGGCGGCCCTGGCTTGGGCCTCGTCGCAGATTTGGGCGATGGATGACGCCGCCGCCGTGGCGATCCTTAGCGCGCTCGCGCGGCCATGGGACGGCGGCGACACGCAATCGCGCGAAGCCGCCGAAGCGCAAGCGCGCGAAATCATCGAAGCGGCCGGCGGTCTGCACCCGGCGACTGAAAAGGCCCTGGCCCGCAAGCCGGGGGCCGTGGCCTTCGTTCCCGTCGTCGGAACGATCATGCAACGGCCCGGCATCTTCGAACGCCTATTCGGCGGCGCGACGTCGCCAGGCGTCATCGCTGACGCGGTCGAAGAGGCGGTAGCGTCGTCAGACGTCAAGGCCGTGGTTATGGTGGTCGACTCCCTTGGCGGCGTGACGAACGGCGTAACCGAGGCCGCCGGCCGCATCCGCGCGGCGCGCGGCAAGGGCACGCCGATCCTTTCGCACGTCGTCGGCAATTGCATGTCGGCCGCCTATTGGCTGGCCGCAGCTGGCGACGAAATCGACGCCGTACCTTCGGCCATGGTCGGCGGAATCGGGGCGTTTCAGACGCACGACAACCGCGCCGGCATGTACGAACAAGAGGGCGTTGAGCGCACCTTCCAACAGGCCGGGGCCTTCAAGACCGAAAACGCCGACACGCAAGCCTTGAGCCCCGAGGCCGTGGCGCACCGCCTGGCCAATGTCGGCGCCGTCTTCGACCAATTCGCCGCCGACGTCGCGGCCGGGCGCGGGATCGCGGCGGGCGACGTGCGCGGCGAGCGCTTCGGCCAGGGCCGGGCATACCTGGCCCCGCTCGCGATGGGCCGGGGCCTGGTCGACAAGGTGCGACGCCTTGACGAGACCCTAACCGCCTTGGGCTTCGCGCCCGCAGGCTTGGAGGATACCGGCGCGGGCGCCCGCCGCCGATCCTATCAGGCCGCCGCCAATCAAGCCCGTTTGCGGGGGGTTCGCCCCGCCTAGCGTCCAACCCTTCACCCCCCGGCGAACCCCCCGCGCCAGCGGCGCCCGCCAGCCCTAGAGAGGAGTCCGACATGCCTAAGCTCGCAAAGCTTCGCGAAGACCTCAACGCCCGCCGCGACGCCGCGCGAGCGATCATGACGGCGGCCGAAAACGACAACGGGCGCGACCTGACGGCGGAAGAACAAACCGCCTTCGACGCCGCGCTAGACGACGCCGAAAACCTCGAGTCGCAGATCGGCCGGGCGATGCGGCTTGAAGGCGTCGAAACCCGGTCTTCGGCCATCGTTCCGGCAATCGGTCGCGGCGCGGGCCCGGTGGGCGCCGGCCAGCTGCGGGCCTTGGGCGACCCCGCCAAAAAGGATTTCGAAACCCTGTCGCAGTTCGTCAGCGCCGTGCGGTTCAACCCGAACGATCAGCGGCTTTCGACCCTGTGGAACGAAGAGGCCGGCGCGGGCGGCGGCTTGGGCTATGACGCCGAAACCCACGCGGAAATGAGCATGGGCGTCCCGGCGTCGGGCGGGTTCGCCATCCCCCCGCAGTTCGTCGACAAGCTGCTAGAAATCCCCCACGCCGGCACGGCGCCCATTCGGGCCGGCGCTATGGTGATCGGGGCCGACCCTTCGGCCCCTGACGCCGAGGTGACAATGCCCGCCCTCGACCAATCGGGCCAGGCCCCCGGCCATCAATTCGGCGGCGTCACGGTGGCCTGGATCGCCGAGGGCGCGCAAAAGCCCCTCACCGATATGAAGCTTACCGAGGTGGTTATCACCCCCTATGAAGTCGCCGGTTACATGATCGTAACCGACAAGCTCTTGCGCAACTGGCGCGGCGCGGAGGCCCTGATTGACCGCCAATTCCGGGGCGCCATGTTGGAAGCCGGGGAATATGCGTTCCTGCAAGGGGCCGGCGCCGGCAAGCCTTCGGGCATTATCCCGAGCGGCGCGGCCTATCACGTTGAGCGCCTGGTGGCCGGCAAGGTCAGCTATGAAGACCTTGTGAACATGGTTTCGCATTTCCAATTGGGCGGCGGCGGGTTCTGGCTCATGCCGCAAAGCGTCCTGCCGCAAATCGCCATGCTGACGGACCCGAACGGCAATTACATCTATGTCGCCAACGCCAAGGAAGGCTTTGCCGGGACGCTGCTAGGCTACCCGGTCAAGTGGAATCCGACCTCCCCGCAGCTGGGTTTTGACGGCGACGTCTGCCTTATCGACCCGGCGTATTACATCATCAAGGACGGGTCGGGCCCCTTCGTGGCCGCGTCGGAACACGTCTTGTTCACGCAAAACAAGACCGTGATTAAGGCATTTTGGAACGTCGGCGGGGCCCCGGCCCTGACGGCGCCCATCTTCGACGCGGGCGGCTACGAAATTTCGCCGTTCGTCGTGCTGGACGCTTTCGAGCTTTAGGGCGGTTTCGGCGGCGCGGGCCCGGCCCCCGCCGCCTAATCCCCGAAGGCCCCTAGCCCCCGCCTAGACCCTCACGCCAAAGCTTGCAGGAACCCCCGCCATGGTCAAGCCCGACGAAACCGACAAGGCCCCCGATGGGTCGGCCAAGGCCGCCCCGCCGGCCGACGAAAAGACCGCACGCGAACGCGCCGCCGCGTCATCGCACGATGACGCCACCACGCAAGAGCGCAAGGGCGCGAAAAAGTATCGCGTCAAGGTCGGCTTTCACGACAAGGAAGCCGGCGAGTTCAAGGGCCCCGGCTCGCTGGTGACGGCCGACGACGCGCGCGCGCACCGCCTGCAAGCCGCCCGCATCATCGGTGACAAGCCCGAACCCGACGACGCCAAAGACGAAAGCCCGGCCGGCTTCGCCGCCAGGGCGCGGGAAGAGGCCGCCAAGGCGGCCAAGGGCCAGGCGGCGGCCGATGACGCCAGCGGCGACCCGAACCCGCCAGACGGCCCCGATACGCCGCCCTATGGCGACGGGCCCCGCGACGCCGCCACGCTCCCCGGTAACGGCGTGGTTTCAACCGGCGACGCGCCAAGCGTCGTCACCGGCAATCGCCCGCGCGCCCGCTCCCCGAGCGGCGGCGCGGCCTAGAGGGGCGGGGCGGGCGCATGTGGTTTGACGGCTGGTGGCCTTTCTGGATTCTCCCGACCGTGCCCGGCGGCGCGTTCGCCGGATCGCGCCCCGTTCTCGTCAGGAAGCAAGCGCCCGACCCCATCCTTTCCCTAGGCGAGGCCCGGCTACACCTGAAACTTGACCCGCTCCCCGTCAACATGGAAACCGGCGCGCTTTTGCCTGACGCCGAAATCGCGCCCAACCCTGACGACTCCCTGGTGCGCGCCATGGTCGCGGCGGTGCAGGGCGAGCTTGACGGCTGGAACGGCTGGCTTGGCCGGGCCGTCGCCCCGCAGGTTTGGCAAATGGGTTTCGGGGCCTTCCCCGGCTCGCTCATCTTGCCGTTGCCGCCTTTGATCGCGGTGCAGGCGGTCGAGTACCTGGCCGCCGATGGCGCGACCTGGCTAGAGGTTCCGCCCGCCACCTATCGCAGCGCGCCCGGCGACGTCATCAATCCGCACGGCGTGCTTGTCCTGGCCCCCGGCGCGGCCTGGCCAGCGCTTCCGGCCTATGACCCGGCGCAATCCTATCCGGTGCGCGTGACCTTCCAAGCCGGCTACGCCGACCCCCTCGACCCCGAGCTAGGGCTTATCAAAGCCTATGCCCGGCTTCGGCTTGGGATGCTTTACGAAAACCGCGAGGCCGAAATAGTCGGCACGATCACCGGCCCCCTGACGGGCTGGCGCGACATGCTGGAAAACCTGCGGGTCAATCATCCGTGGTTCTTGCGGGGGGCGGCGTAATGCGCGGCGGCCGGCTAGACCTTCGGGCGAGCGTTCAACGGGCGGTGCAAACCCGTTCGCGCAAGGGCGAGCTTGTCACGGCCGGATGGGTCGACGTGGCCGAAATTTGGGCCGGCGAAATGAGCATGGCCACGGCCGAACGCTACGCCTCGCAACAGGATATCGCGACGGCGGAATGTGCGTTTCTGGTGCGCGCCTGGCCGGGCCCCGAGCTATTCGGCCCCGAAGACCGATTCCGCCTGGTGGTCGGCGGCCAGGTCTATTACGTGCGCGGCGTCGCCCGCGTGCGCGGCAAGCGCGGGGCCGGCGGCTACGCCGTGACCGCCTCGACCCGCGCCGAAATCACCACGCCCGACTCGCCCATGCCGGCGCCCCTCGAACGCGCGGGGGCCAGCTGATGCGCGGCCCGCTGCAAATCAAGATCGAAGGGGCCAAAGAGCTAGAGGCCGCCCTTCTGGCCTTGCCGCAAACCATGGCCAAAGGCGCGGTTCGGCGGGCCCTGTGGAATAGCTTGCCGGTCATGGTCGACGCCATGCGCGACGAGGCCCCCGACCCGCGCTTGCGTCGCACCCTGCAACGCTCCCGCAGCCTGTCCAAACGGGCCCGGCGCGAGGCGCGCGGCATGTTCAAGCGCGGCGAAATCAAGATGCACGTTGGCGCGGTTCCCTCGCGCCTGGCGCACCTATTCGAGTTCGGGACGGTCCCGCGCTACACGAAAAAGGGCGTCTATCGCGGGCGCATGGTCCCGCAGCCATACTTGCGGCCGGGCTTCGATCAGAGCGCCCGCCAGGTGCTAGACCGCTTCGGCGGCGAAATGCGCTTGGCCATAGAGCGCGAAGTCAAGCGCCTGGCCCGCCAGCGCAAGCCGCGTGCGATCACCATACCGCCCCCGGCGGGGTCTTGAGCCATGGCCCCCGCCCCCCCCCCCCGCCCCCGCCTCGCCCCGCCCGCGGGGCCCCAAGGGGCGCCGACGATGGAAGAC